CGGCGACCCGAATCCTTGAGGTCGACGTCGAGGGGCGGCTCGTTTGGGAGGTCGTCATTCTCTCGGTCGCGCGGCAGCTCGGTAAGTCGTGGCTCTTGCGCGAGCTCAACCTCTGGCGCATGCACCAGGCAGAGCGATTCGGCGAGCCCCAAGACGTGCTGCATACGGGCAACCTCTTGCCCGTCTGCATGGAGGTACAACGGCCCGCGCGGCAATGGGCAAAGCAATTCGCCGATTACAAGGTCGTAGAGGCGAACGGGAAAGAGAAAATCGAACGGGTCGAGTGCGGCTCGCGTTGGATGGTCTTTGCCAAAACGGGGGTCTACGGGTGGTCGGCCTCGCTCGCCGCCGTCGACGAAGCGTGGGACGTCAAGCTCGCCGTCGTCGAGGAAGGGCTAGAGCCGACCATGGCCGAGCGCGAGCAGCCGCAGCTCCTACTCGTCTCGACGGCGCATAGGCAGACGACCTCGCTCATGCTCTCCCGGCGCCGGGCGGCGCTGGCCGAGCTCGAAAGCGGCGAGGGCTCGCTCATCATCGAATGGTCGTCGCCTCGGGGCGCGTCGATCGACGCCGTTTCGACCTGGCGGCAGGCGTCGGCGCATTGGTCGCCGCGACGGCAAGACGTCATCGCCCGCCAGCTCGCGAGCGCGATGGATAACACCCTTGAAGACCCGACCGAGCCCGACCCGATCGCGTCGTTTCGCTCGCAATGGCTCAACGAATGGCCCGCCAAGCTCGCCGAGCCGATCGGGAAGACCGAAGACCTACTGCCGCCCGGGCTATGGGCCGACCGCGTCGTCGAGGGCGTTACCTCGACGGGTCCCGTATGGGTCGCCCTGGAAGACGATTACGGCTTCGGCGCCGCCGTCGCGGTCGTCGGGCGCCTCGACGACGGGCGCCTAGAGGTCGACGGTTGGCTCTGCCGCGATTGGGATACGGCCATGGCCGACGTGCAGCGGCTCGACCGACCGATTAAAGAGCTACTCGTCGGCGCCTCGCTGCTCGACCGCGTACCGCCCGAGATTCTGCCTCGGCCTCGCGCCGTCGGCTCGACGCAGACTCGGACCGGGCTCGCGCTCTTGCGCGACCTCGTCGCCGGGGCGGGCCTCGTGCACGACGAGGTCACGAACGACATTGACGGCGCGTTCGCGGCGACGCAGGTCCGTACGACAATGGCGGGCCTCATCGTCGCGAGCTCGTCGCATTCGCATTTGGTCAGGGCTGCCGTTTGGGCGGTCGCGGCGGCGCATCGGCCGTCGCCCGCGCCTGCAATTCGTTAACGCGCCCTGCCGAGAAAAGACCCGGCGCGTTACCCTCTAAAGAGACGTGGCGCGACTGCGACTTTTCGAACGGGCAATACGACCGCCCGACGAGGTCCCGAATGACAATGACCCGGCGAGCGTGCCGCCCGCAACGGTAGGCCCACCCGCCGCCGTTCCTGGCGACCCGCACGGCGTTATCTTGCTCGGCGATCCGGCGCCCTCATTCGCGCCGCCGACGATCGTTCCCTCGGCGTGGTCGGGTTGGCCCTCCGGGTGGTGGCCTCCAAATTGGGGCGGTCGCGGCGGGACGGCGCTCGGCGACATGGCTTGGGCCTGCCTCGACCTCAACGCGAGCGTGCTCGCGACGATGCCGCCGTATCTCGTAAATGCGCCGCCAACGCTCGACGCAACCTGGCTACGCAATCCCGACCCGGCGATCTATACGGCGTGGGAGGAATTCGCGAAAGCTCTCTTTTGGGATTACCAGCTCGGCGAGGCTTTCGTTCTCGCCACGGCTCGCTACTCGACGGGTTGGCCCGCCCGCTTCCATGTCGTGCCGCCGTGGACCGTCAACGTCGAAATGCGGCAGGGTCGGCGGGTCTATTCGATCGGCGAGCTCGACGTCACGGAAGACATGTTGCACATTCGCTACCAATCGAACGTCAGCGACGCTCGCGGGCATGGGCCATTGGAAGCGGGCGCCGGGCGTACGCTCGCCGCCGAGGTCCTCATGCGCTACGCGACGACGCTTATTTCGAATGGCGGTATCCCGACCTCCGTGCTTGAGCATCCCGACGAGCTAACCGAAGAGCAGACGGGGCTACTCAAGGCGCAATGGGTCGCCGCTCGCGTCTCAAGCATCGGCGAGCCCGCCGTTCTCTCGGGCGGCGTTACCTGGCGGGCCGTGCAGCTCGACCCGGCGCAAATGGCGCTCGTCGACCTCGCCCGCGATAACGAGAGCCGTATTGCGATCCTGCTCGGCGTGCCGCCGTTCCTCGTCGGTTTGCCGATGGGCGATTCGATGACCTATTCGAACGTTTCGAGCATCTTCGATTACCATTGGCGCTCGGGCCTACGGCCGAAAGCAGCCTCGGTCATGGCGGCGCTTTCCGAGTGGCTCTTGCCCCGGGGCTCGCGCGTCGAGCTCAACCGAGACGAGTACGTGCAGCCCGGGCCGTACGAGCGGGCGCAGACGGACGAAATCCTCGCCCGCATCGTCGACCCGGCGACAGGGCAGCCCGCGAAGAGCGTCGCCGAAATCCGAGAGCAGGAACGGTTTACCGACCCGACGCCCGCACTAGACGAAGGGGTACTGCGATGAGCGAGACAATCGACGAGCGCCCCCGAGGCGAGCTGCTCTTCCGGGCGGCGACCGTCGTCGGCGTCTCGTTCCCCGAGCGCGTTATCGAAATGGTCGTCATGCCCTACGAGGAAGAGACGCTCGTCGAGCGAGCGGGCCGGATGGTGCGCGAAATCATCACGCGCGGCGCGTTCGACGGCATCGAACGGCGGGCTAACCGAATCAAGGTCAACCGGGACCACCAAACCGAGCGCACGGTCGGTCGCGCGGTCGCGTTGCACCCGAGCCGCGAAGAGGGGCTCGTCGGCGAAATCCGAATCGCAAAGACGCCGCTAGGCGACGAGACGCTTACGCTCGCCGATGACGGAATCCTCGACGCGTCGGCGGGCTTCCTGCCCTTCCCGGGCGGCGAAAAGTGGGAAACGCGAAACCGCGTGCGAATGCTGAAATGCTGGCTAGGGCATATCGCGCTCGTCGCCGATCCTGCCTACGAGGGCGCCCGAGTGCTCGCCGTTCGCGCCAGCTCGCCGGGCGGCGTCGAGCTCGTCGACGAGCCGATCGTCACGCCGAATCTCGACGCCGTTCGCGCGTGGCGACTGCAGGAAATGTATTCTCGAATAGACCGCTGACTACCTCTCGTCGAAGACCGCAGGGCGGGCCGAGAGTTGCGGGTTACGCGGGCATAGCTAGCAGCTAGCGCGAATCGTCAACTTTCGCGTGCAAAGGAGTAACCCGCATGCCCCGGTCTACCGACCAAATGCTCGCCCGCTACGTGGGCGAGATTGAAGAGCGTCAGACGTTCATCGACGGCCTCGTCGAGGCTGCCGAGAACGAGCAGCGCGACCTAAACGAGCAGGAAATGGAGCTCGTTACGCGAGCTCGCGACCGTATCGAGGTCGTCAATCGCAACATGGGACCGCTGGAAGAGGCACGGCGGATTAGCACGGAATCGACCGAGCGCGTTGCCGCTCTGGCTCGGTTCATGCACGAGCGCGACGACCTGCCGAAAATGGTCGAGTACCGATCGGCGGGCGCCTACGTGCTCGACTATTGGCGGGCCGGGCTCGGCGCCGATGACGCGATTCATCGGCTCGACCTCTACAACCGTGCCGCCGCCCACCAGACGACCGCCGACAACCCGGGCCTGCTCCCCGAGCAGATCATGGGACCGCTCATTTCGTTTGTCGACGACGCTCGGCCGCTCGTTACGGCGCTCGGCCCGCGTCAGCTTCCGTCGGGCTCGTGGTCGCGGCCGATCGTCACGCAGCATACGAACGTCGCCCTGCAGGCATCGGGCGAAAAGACCGAGCTCGTTAGCCAGAAAATGACGATCGCAAAGCTTCCCGTTACGGCGGGAACGTTCGGGGGCTACGTCAACGTGTCGCGCCAGGACATTGATTGGACGCAGCCCGCGATTATGGACCTCGTCATTAACGACCTCGCCTCGGTCTACGCGCAGAAGACCGAAGCGGCACTCGCGGCAGTCATCGACGCGTCGACGACGGCCGGGCCGACCTTGCCCGCGTCGCCAGACGGCGCCGACGTTGCCGCCGCGATTTGGGCGGCAGCGGGGACGGCCTATTCGGCAATGAAGGGCGCCGGGCGGCTCGTGCTTGCCGTCTCGCCCGACATGCTCGGTTTGGTCGGGCCGCTCTTCGCTCCGATCAACCCGACCAACGCGCAGAGCTCGGGATTCTCTGCGGGCGGATTCGGCTCGGGCGCCATGGGCGCAATCTCGGGAATCGCGGTCATCATGTCGCCCGCGCTCGACGCGGGGACGATGATCGTTTTCTCGACGGCTGCGGTCGAGGTCTACGAGGATCGCATTGGCTCGCTGCAGGTCGTCGAGCCGTCGGTCCTCGGCGTGCAGGTCGCCTATGCGGGCTACTTCGCGAGCCTCGTCGTCGAAGACGCCGGAATCATCGAAATCGACGCGACGCCATGAGCGAGGTCGAGCCGACAATCCGGGTCGCTCGTAAGGACTTCCCGAACCAACAGAACGTGAGGCCCGACGGCTCGGGACCCGGGCGACCGCCCGAGGGGACGGGCGGCTCGGGCGGCGACATTGTCAACCCGCGCGACGAGCCCGAGCCCGAGAAGCTGCCCGGGCAGCATGCGGGGCTCGACGCGCTCGCTGCCGAGCGGGGCGTCGAGTGGTCGCGCGACGACCTGACCGTCGCTGAAAAGCAGGCCGAGCTCGGCGGTTGACGTGGCATACGCAACCGTTGCCGAGCTGGCCCGCATCTTGCAGCTCAACGCACCCTCTGCAGCGCAGCTCGTCGCGTT